ACGGGAAGAGATATCCCTGCAAGTACGCCCGCGACTGTTCCTGCGGCGGTTGCGAGTGCGCCAAACAGTAGCAGTAGGGGAGCGATAGCTGCAACTAACGCAGAGATGCCCATAATTACCGCTAAAATATTCGGGTTGACACCTGACAACCACTCTGCAATTTTGCCAGCCCATCCAACGACCCTCTCGAGCGCGGGTTCAAGTACGCCTGCGAGTTGAGCGCCGATTCCTTGGACAGCGACCATGACGAGTGCTTTTATAGTGTCAATTTTGTCGTTGAACTCGTTCGCTTTGTCCAGCGTGTCCTGCGAGACAAAGTCGAGATGGTATTCTTTTAGGATGTCCGCCACTCGTTTATACGTTTCACCGCCATCTGCTATTAACGGGTTCAGGTCTTTCGCAGCGATGCCCATCAGCACCATAGCCGTAGCGTCGCGGTCGGTTTCGTTTTCCATCTTACTGAGTGCTTGGATAGTTTCCTGCCATACAGTATCTGTATCTCGTAGCGTACCGTCCGCGTTCTGTATCTTTACTCCTAGGTCTTTAAACGCCTGAGCCTGCTTTTTTGACCCGTCAACAGCTGACTTCATATTCCTCGTCAGTTTGACATGTGTCTTAGCAATGGCTGTGACGTCGGTATCCACTAAATTCGCCGCCGCGCCGTATAGTTGAAGTTCCTTCGTGCCAATTCTGTACCGTTTGGATAATGTATTCAGATTGTCCGCCCATTTGCCAGACTTGTACGTCAGTGCTGCAATACTACCCGTGACAATAGCCGCCATGCGGGAAACACCACTCATAGCACGACCCGCGGCTGTTGCTTTACCGCCTAACTCCTTCAATTGCGCTGAGGCTGCTCGTAACTTTACGTTGCCGACCGCTTTCAGTTCCGACTTGAAGTGTTGCAACTTTGAGTTCGTGGTTATAATTTCGCGTTGTAGTTTTCTGTATTCGGCAGAGTTTTTATCTACCCCGCGGGCGTCCATATCTTTTTGTTTGGCTTTTAGGGCTTGCAGTTTGGACTCCGTCTCCGTTATCCTTTGTTTTAGAAGGTTCTGCTTTTGGCTCCATAAGTCCACGCTCGTGGGGTTGAACTTCAACGCCCTGTCGACATTTTTCAACTCTTTGTCGACGCTTCTCGCGGACTTTTCCACTTCGCGTATAGACTTGTCTAGCTTTGTGGTGTCGCCGTTAAATTCAATTGTGATTCCTTTTATATTTCCTGCCATTTAGGTTCACCCAAAAAAAGCATTTATGTCATCTTGTGTTGCTTTCCTCTTCTTGCCATATTTTTCTTCGTGCTTCGCCTTCTTTTCCGCCTTTTCTTGACGCGCGTTGTAGGCAATGCAATAGTCCACCACCTGTCCCAATGTCATATATCGTAGGTCGTCCATCTGCAGACCGCGTTCTGTGGCTGCGAGTATGATGTCGTCAAGCTCTATTTTTTCATCGGCCGAATCGCCTTTTTTAGACTCTTCAGCCTCTTCAAGTTTTTTGAGCTTATAACTCCTGAGACGATAAGTCTAAATACTTCGGGTGCCACTTCGTCGACATAAAAACTATCGAACTGTTTCGCCCATGTCACGGGGTCGGGTGTTGAAGCGTCCGCTGTTTTTGCGAGCGCCCACGTGATATCCAAGAGGTCGCCAAATTCAAGCCCGCCGATATGTGCAACGGCGTCTATCAGGTAATCTCCGTCCAACTTCTCGAAAATATCTGTGACGTTGAGTTCTTTATCTATTTCGCCATTTCCGATAAGTCCAGATATGATGTCCATAGTTGCCGCGAGCGCGGGCATAAGTGTCTGAATTATGTCCTTGCCGAACTGCTCACGGTATATCAACGTCCATGTGATATTGTTATTCAACCTTACGTCTTTTCCGCCTATTGATATGGTCTTTTCCATACGAAAAACTCCTTTCCCTTGAAAGAAAATAGGCGGCCATTAACTGACCGCCGTAGTAATTAAGATTCCGATTCAGATTCCAACTCTGGTGCTGTTGGAGCCGTGAAGAGGGTGTCGTACCCATCGTCGCCTGGCACGAACGACGCCATTGTTACGCCGCTTGCGTTATCTCCTGTCGCCGTGATAGGTAGTGTCTCTGTCGCGGGCTCTCTTTGTTCTTCTTCCGTGTTGTATTCTCTGGTGATAACTCCAAGCGCGCAGTTATAGAGGATGACCCTTCTCGCTTCTGCGTCGCCGTCAACCTCGAATGCGACATATGTGTCAGGCTTTACAGGATTCTTTACCTTCGCAAGCCCGCCGTTTTTTAGCCTCTTATAGCCGAGGAATGTGACTTTGAAATCATCGTCGAAAAGTGCGACCTCAATATCGCCCTCGATACGACCGCCCGTGTACTCGTTCCAGTACGAAATATTGTCGGCGTAGAAGTCGGTCCTTTCAGACTGTTCCTCGGGCGAGAAAGATACCGCGCCTTTTTGGTGGTAGGGGGTGCCTAGCGTGACATTGCCTTCACCGTCAACCGTATACGTTCCGAAGTGCAAGTTGCTGATACCGAACTCCACCTTGTTCTTGTTTTTATTTGACATAGTTTGCTCCTTTAGATGTTATAGTAAATCACGTAGACATTTTCCGTCTCTATATAAACATCCTCGCTTTTTGAATATAGGAAGCCGTTATCCAACAACTTCTGCTCGATAGCGGCTTCTGTTTCTTCATTCTTTTCCGTGAAGTAATATTCTACCTGGTATTGATTCCGCCTGTAATAGTGCGTATTATCTGCCGTCATGGTTGTCTGACCCGCGCCTAAAAATACCAAATAGGGTGGTTCCACTGTGGGGTCTTTGAAGCACCCGTACGCCACGGGGATGTTTAACGTTTGCAATATCTCGAAAATCGTCATAAATTCTTCTCCAATTCATTCATCAGCTCGCGCGTCGCCTGTTCTTCTGCGGGTTTTATGTGCGGGATAGCCTGCGTCCTTCCGTACGTTCCGGACTGATTTCGTATTATGTGACCATTTTCAAGAAGGTGAGTGAGTTGTCCGTTCGTGCGGTTGTATACGATAACACCTGTGACAGTGCCGTAGTCAGCACGTTTAACCGCCCACCCGCGAGCGTAAGCGCCTCCGCCTGGCTTTTTTGGTGATGTGCTTTTTAAAGTCTGTACGGTTTCGTTCGCTATTCTTTGGATAGTCTCGCTCGTCACTTCCTGAACCTCTTCACTGTACTCGTCCATAATATCTGACAATTGAATTTCAATGCTGTCCGTTCTCATGACTTTACCTTCTTCTCACATATGAGCCGTACTGTGTCGCCGTTCCAGTCCACACGGATGACCGAATACAAGTCGCCGTGATATTCCACGGTACTTTCGTCGTGATAGTCCGCGGGGTTGGATATCATAAATGTGATTGTTGGCTTCAGTCCGAGCTGCGAGGCGCTGTAAAACTCCGACGAATAAACGCCACGGGTCTGAATAAAGACCTGCGTGCGCTCTTCCGTCTTGATAGCATTTCCGTACTTGTCGCGACCCGTGACCGTTGTTTTTATCAATTTGGCAACGTCGTCCATATATTCCTCCTGCCGATAATCTCGAAAATCGGACTCTTTTACCCCCTCTTTGGGGCTTATACAAAAAACTGTTGTTGCGTTTTTCCGTTCGGGATATCTCGGCTATTGTAGATGCTGGTGAATTATCAGATTATTTAGCGCATAGCGGACCATTCGGGGCATTCCTTCTCCCGTGTCGCGTTTCCGCCATAGCCAACCCGCATACATAACGACCAACTGAACATGGTCTATTTCACCCATATCCAGTTGCGCTCCTTCGTGTTCTATTGCCGTCTTTGCGGACTGTATGTACTGAGTGAGCCTGTCGTCGTATGCGGTGGCGGTGATGCCGAGGTCAACTTTTAGCGCTGCTAAAATCTCTGCTTCCGACATAGTCCGCCTCCCCTAAAATCAAGATTCCGACGGTGTGGCATTTGCTGTGTCCGGTGCGAAACTGATACCGCTCGCGCTCGGTGTGACGTTGTTGATGCCAATTGCAACGAACCCTTCAGCGATAACCGGCTTGCCGTCGTAACGGGCGGTGCCTTTCCAAACAACCGCGTCGTCGAGGAACTTGACTTCGTCGCTTCTTGCGATAGTTGTTCCTGCACGTTCTGCGAGTAGGTAGAGGTCCATATACCCACCGATGATAACATTATCCGGCAGGAAGTCGAGAACTTCTACAATACCGCCAACCACGGGCATTCTACCTTCGATGGCTGTTACCATCTCGCCTGCTGCGTTTACGGAAAGTCCTTCAGCCTGAAGTGTGGTGTATGTGGTTTCGTTCATAGTCCACACCTTCTCGCCTCTGCTGTACTTGCCCTTTGCCTTTCCTGCAGAAAGCACAATGTTCTTGAATAATTTTACACCCTCGCTGTTTGCTGTGCTGATAGTGATAATGTTCGTGGTGTGCAAGTCAACCCACGGTCTCTCGTCCTCGGAATAGTCTGCGGGTTTCGTTGTCTGAGCAAGTCTTGTGAAAATACCCTGTGGCATCCTTGTTCCAAGACCGAAGATAATAGCCTTGTCGAGTGCAAGTCCAATAGCCGCGCCGAGTGCTGCAACGATTTCGCTTGCAAGGTCTATATCGCTGTCTTCCTCTGTGGCTTTGCACAGCTGGAAGTATCCTGCGACTTTGTAGGAACCCACTTCTGCCGCATTGAATACGAGAGAGAGTTCGTTGATTTTACCGCATACCTGTGTCCATACCGCTTCTGGAATGGTACCCATGACTGGCTTGACTGCGTTCCCGCTTACCGCGACGACGTTGATGTGCTTGTATAACTTTGACCACTCGGTGATGTTCTCGCGTAAGAGGTCGAGCATCACCTGTGGAATAGTCAGTTCTGCACCTGTAACAGCTCTCTGCTCTCTGATGGCTGTTCTGACTTCTGACAGTAACTTCTTGACGTCTTCTCTTTCAATGAATGCTCTTGTTTCCTGTGCGTTCATTCTGCCAATTGTTGTTCTTGTTCTCATAGTGTGAGTGTCCTTTCTCTTCGCAGGCTCTTCTTCTGTGGGCTTATCTTCTGTGGGCTCTTCATCCTGCTTTTTTTCGAGCTTCGCAATTTCCTCTTCGAGTTCTGCAATTTTCTGCTCGAGCTCGTCGATTCCCGCCGTGTTATCCTCGCGCTCCTTGCTGAACGCATCTACTGCTGACTCTACGGCTTCTCTCTCTTCGTCGGTCTTGGCATTCTCAATATCCTTGGCCAACTCTGCTTCTCGCTTATCTAGCTCCTTGGACGTCGCCTGTGCTTTCGCCAGTGATGCCTGCGCTTCTCTCAATTCTTTCTGTTTAAGCAATACCTTTAGCATTTAACTTCTCCTTTGTCTTCTTCTTCCATGCTTCCAAGGCTCTTTTTTCAAAGTCCTCTTTCTGTGCCGTTCTGGCTTCGAGATTTGTGTCTTTGTAAGCTGGAAATGTACAAACGCTAACTTCATACAGCTTGACTTTTTTTATAGTCCAATGGATAGAACCGTCGTCTCGATACTCCGTGTCCTCATCCAAGATATCAAACCCGAAGCTAGCTTGTGTCACGTCTCTCCTGTCAACTCGTGCCTTCGTGTTGGTCGCGTCCCCGTCGTTCGGATTGATAAGAACCCGCCCGTACAGTCCGTACTCGTCTACGGATAGCGATAGCGTTTCTGCTGTCGTGCGTCCTAACACAAGCCTTGTGTCGTGGTCAGTCAAACACCGTATATCATCTTCCAAGGTGTCGTCGAAAGCACCTCGGTCAATGCTCTCTGTCATGCCGTCGCCGATTTCATAGTCGCTGTTGAATACCGCAAAATATCCCTCGATATATTCCTTTCCGTCCTCGGCTCTGGTTTTGAATTTTCCAGGGATGCACCTGGTCTGTCTTTTCCCGATATCCATTTTTAGTCCTCCTCATTAAGAAGTTTACTTTGACTTCCCGACATATCGTTCGGGATATAGTTTTCCAACCTCACCAACTCATCCAGCCCCTCGCGTGGGCTCATACCGATTCTGTCCCTGACTTCGTTTCCATCCACAATACCTCTGTCGTTAAGTGCTGTGAATACCGCCGTGATGGTCTTGATGTCCCAGTCCATAAGCGAGAGGATATTGAACCTCAAGAACCAACTCGACGACTGAATCAACTTATTCGTCATTTCCTGCTGAATACCGACGCAGAGCGGGCCTATCGTGTTCTGCACAAAGTTGTTCCACTCATTTTGGTTATAGTCACCAACGCCTAAAACAAAAGGCGGTACCCCCAAAATGGAGGCGACCGTTTTCTTGTCAATTTCCATATCGTCTGCTATCGCTAGGTCTTGCAATGTGAGAGGTTTTATGCTTTGGATGTCGAACTGCTCGGCAGGTACCACCCACGGCTTACCTTCTCCCGTAGTTTGCACGTAGGAGTCCAGAATTTGCTCCCGTTTTTCGGGGTCTGAGAAGTTTTCATCCATAGCGTCAACCTTGACTATCATTGAGGGCTTGTACTCGCTCGACAAGAAGCCGTTTTTTGTTTTTTGCGCCTGCCGTAGCCCATCTGCCACAGACTTTATGGACGCGTTGATTCCTCGTCCCTTCCACGCGTATAGCGGGTCTGAGTTGTATGTAAAATGCAGAACATCGTCCGGACTGAACTCCCGCCCGTCTATTTGCACCCTGTAGTCTGAATATCCGATGGGTAGGAACGAAACACGGTCTGACGAGATAGGTTCGAGACCCTTTAAATATCCCGCCCGTGTGTGTGGGAGAACGATGGCATTTCCGTGTCCTCGTAGCAGGAGGGTTTTTACCACGAATTCCATGAATTTTTGCCTCGTCAAGCCCGGTGCGGGCGTTATGTCTATCATGCGAGAGAGTTCGTTCACGATTCTCTCGTCGCCACTCGAAGTGTTATTCATCAAATGAATTGTCAGACTTCCAATTAGCTGTGCTATCCGTAGGACGCCTGCTATTATTTCTGGACAGTCCTCCAAGTTAGTATATCCTTCACACGTGAGGTCTTTTATCCCGCCCCCTAAGACGAGTGCGGGTTTAGTGCTCCTCTTCAGTGAAATTGCGTTTTTTCGATTCAGTGCGTTTTTCATATTTCCGTCCTATTTATCAAACCACCGTGCTACTTTCAAGTTCTTTGAGGCCGCCTCGATGTGCCTTACCGCTGCAAATACGCTCGCGTCGAAGAGGTCTATCCGTTGAGTTGGCTCTATCTTTTCATACGATATCATGTCGTCTGTTTTTTCTATTGCCTTGATGTTAGCCACGCAGTACTCGTACGCTTCTGAGTGCAAGTAATATAACTTCCCGTCTTTCGCAGCTTTCTCAATACGACGGAACCCCTTCGACTTGATAAAGTACATCTGAGGCTGTTCTACTATCTTGAACTTATGCTTCTGCATCGCGGGGATATATTCTTCACCCGCAAATTTTCGGTCGTGTCCAACTTCTCGTATCTTGAAGCCTCGCTTTCGCATATCGCAGAACCAGCTGACTATATCTGATATGTTGACAGTAGGGGAGTTGCATATAGTTAGCCACCCGTCGTCTTTCCACCCAAAAAGCGGGATATTATCTTCGTCAGCCTTCGCAACCGCCTGCGTCACCGGGAAGAAGCCGTGAGTAATAATAATGTCCACGGGGTCCCCGCAATTGTCATACCGTCCGTATAATGCCGCGGCCGTCAGGTCATACATGCGGGATAGGTCAGCCCCACCGTACCAGTCAATAGGCAACTTCGCCAACTCTTCCAACGTCCAATTGTACTTGCTGTCACTCGCTCTGAACTCGTCAATATCAAACCATGACTTCATAGAAGCGGTGTAGATATTCAGCGAGCGGGATAAAAAGTCCTTCCGCTCCTGCGGGTCATTCTGTGCCTGAAGCGCATCTTGCATTATCTCCCGCGGTTTTATCGTCACCCCATAATTGGGGTTGGCCTTCATTTGCTGTTCTTTGGAAGTGTAGTCCACATCGCCGTTTTTGCCTTGGTCGGCACGCGCTACGAATGCAAAAAAAGTGTCGTCCTTTACGACGCCTGTCGCAACTTTCACCGCGTACTCCTGTCGGCGATATCCGAAGGAATTCACATTATCTCCCGCCGTGGTTATCCCGACTATTAACTTGTTCAGGTACGCTTTTTGCGCCTCCTTGAACCTGTTGTACTGCGCGGGCTTCTTGTAACTCGCGACCTCGTCACATATCGCGAAGTTACAGTTGAACGAGTCCTGAGCGTCCGGGTTGGCCGCCAGTGCGTTGATGTCAATGGCTCCGTCCGGCTTTCCGTCCTTCCCGACGAAATCGTACTGCATGCGGTGGTGGAATGAATTGTCCAGGATGTGGAACTTCTTTTCCAAGCCTTGCCATTTCAAGTTGAACTTTATGAACTCAAAACTCTGCATAGCCTGCGCCAACGCGGCACCGACGATATATACCGAGGAACCGCTTCGCCGTTGCAGTATCGCCACCGCCCAAGCGAGCCCGGCGACAAATGATGTTTTCCCGTTCTTTCGTCCTATCTCCAGGAACGCCTCTTTGAATCGACGCTCCTGTGTTCCTTTATAATAGAAACCGAACAAGTTGTAGATAATGAATTTTTGCCAAGGC